TGAGTGACGGCAAAGTGGGCACAGCACTGATTCAAGAGTACAGATTCAATCAGTATTGTGAACGATTGCAAGGGCATATTGCACAGAAATTAGACGACGAATTCAAGATGTTCTTGAAGTGGCGTGGGTTTAACATTGACTCTAGCCTGTTTAATTTGCAGTTTTGCCCACCTCAAAACTTTGCTTCGTATCGTCAAAGCGAACTAGACAACACTAGAATTCAAGCATTTATGCAACTAGAGCCGTTGAACTACATGTCTAAACGATTCTTGCTAGAACGTTTCTTGGGCTTGAGTGAAGACGAGATCAAAGAAAACGAACAGCTCTGGAAAGAAGAACGTGATCAACCTGAGTTGCAAACCCAAAGCGGTCAGGACTTGCGCAGTGTGGGCATTACCCCTGGCAACATGGAAAGCGACATTGAGACTGGTGAAGAAATGGCCAACATGGCCCAGCCCCCAGGTGGCACACCTGGAGTCGATGCACAAGCATCTGCTGGCGGCCCCGGCGGTGTAATGCCCAGCTCGGCCGCTGGTGCACCGCCCACTGTATAAATATCACTATGCTACTACAAGAGTTTTGGAACAAAGAACCTGAAGCCTATCAAGATCTCAAGGACGATAACAGTCAAATACGTCTAAAAGATCTTCGCAAAACTCGTCTCACCTTGAGACAATTAAACAAACTGCGCAAAATGAACGATGTTCGCGCATACGAATACAAAGAAAAATTAAAAGACGTGCGTCAACAGTACGCACCGCCGCCACAACCAGTGGCATAATATTGTCCACTTGGGACAAATATCAGCCTTTTTCTACCATTAAACCACCATATTTTAGGTTGTTATGTAAATAACAGCACACTTTACCTATAGGAGTTTCCGTATGAACAGATTTGAACAATTGATCGAATATGTGATCAATGATGAAGAAGCGAAAGCTAAAGAGCTTTTCCATGATATTGTAGTGGAAAAGAGCCGTCAAATTTATGAAAATTTGATGCAAGAAGAAGCTGAAGAGCTTGACGAAGCTGAAGAAGAGCTTGACGAAGCCGAGGAAGGCGAAAAAGACGAAGAAGAGTTAGACGAAGACGCCATAGGCGGCGACGCATCTGACGACCTAATCGACGAAGTGGAAATGGAAGAGGAATCTGACATGAACATGGAAGGCGAAGAAGGCGAAGAAGAAATTGAAATTGGTGGCGACGACATGGGCGGAGACGACATGGGCGGTAGTGACGAACCAGCAACCAAAGACGACATTATGAATTTAGAAGACAAACTGGACCAGTTGATGGCCGAGTTTGAAGACCTAATGGGCGGTGGTGATGACATGGGCGACGGCGACGGATTTGGTCCTGATGAGGGCGGCGATGCCATTGAAATGGACGACACCGAAGAGATGGGCGAAATGGGCATGATGCCCATGGCCGAAGCTCTTACACTCAAAGCAGCCCCAAAGCCAGTGACCACTGAACAAGGTGATGGCAAAGCCGGTCCTGTAGCATTTAACTCAGGTGCAACTGGTATGGCCAGCAAGCCAGTTAAAACTGGTGCCGATGGTGGCGGTCATCACGACACTGCCGCTTATCGCAACACAGTAAAAGATCTAGGCGTAACTCCTACTCAAGACGCTGGTAAGAAAGCATTTAAATCTGCTGCCCCAGCCCCAGTAAAGAGTCAAGCCAGTGGTGTAAACACCAAGAGCCCACTACCCGGTGGTCGTTAATTTAAGGTAGTTAAATGTCATCAAAATACCTAAGAGAAGATCTAACTTTTAGCCAGGCCAACATCCAAGTCTTGGAAGAGGCTGATGTGTCTGGCAAAAAGAATCTCTATCTCAAAGGCATCTGCATTGAAGGCGACAAGCGCAATGCAAATGAACGCATTTACCCACGCCACGAAATTATCAAGGCAGTAGAAACCATCAACGAACAGATCCGTAACGGTAACTCCGTTTTAGGTGAAGTGGACCATCCAGACGATCTCAAGATTAACTTGGATCGTGTGTGCCACACAGTTGAAGGCATGTGGATGGACGGACATGCTGGTTGCGGCAAGTTGAAAATTCTACCAACCCCCATGGGGGAATTGATAAAGACACTGTTGACATCTGGCGTAAAGCTGGGTGTAAGCAGTCGTGGTTCTGGTAATGTTGATGACCGAACAGGACATGTAAGTGACTTTGAAATAGTCACTATAGATGTGGTTGCTCAACCCAGCGCACCCAATGCCTATCCCACAGCTATCTATGAGGGCTTGCTTAACATGAAGCATGGTCATAGAGTGTGGGAAATGGCTCGTGAAGCTGGCGAGGGTGACAAAGTACAGAGATACTTGAAAGAGGAAGTCAAACGCCTCATCAAGGATCTCAAAATCTAAGGAGAACCAGGCATGTTTGATGCTATTAAACCATTGCTCGAAAGCGGCCTGATTAACGAAGAAATCGGTAAGGAACTCAACGAAGCTTGGGAATCTAAACTGAACGAAGCCCGTGAATCAGTTCGTGCAGAACTCAGAGAAGAGTTTGCACACCGCTATGAGCATGACAAGTCAGTCATGGTCGAAGCCCTAGATAAGATGGTAACAGAAGGTCTTGCTGGTGAAATTCAAACCATTGCTGCTGAGAAGCAGTCATTGGTTGAAGATCGCGTTAAGTTCCAAGCTAAAATGAAAGAATCAGCACAGAAGTTTAACGGCTTCTTGGTTCAGAAACTGGCTGAAGAAATTAGCGAACTACGCCGAGATCGCAAAATGCACACAGAAGGTTTGGCCAAGTTGGAAAACTTTGTGGTGCATGCATTGGCACATGAGATTCAAGAATTTGCTCGTGACAAACGTGACGTGGTGGAAACCAAGGTTCGTTTGGTACGCGAAGCACGCGAAAAACTTGAATCACTGAAGACACGTTTCGTTAAAGAAAGTGCTCAGAAAATGAGTCAAGCTGTTAGCCGTCATTTGAAGGCAGAACTCAATCAGTTGCAGGAAGACATTAAAGTTGCTCGAGAGAACAATTTTGGCCGTCGTATCTTTGAAGCTTATGCAGCAGAATTTGGTGCTACTCATCTCAATGAGAAAGCCGAAGTTCGTAATTTGCATAACATCATTGCCAACAAGGACCGTAAGTTGGCCGAAGCAATTGAACTCAGCAAGAAAGTAAAAGTCTTGGTTGAGTCAAAAGAACGCGAACTGCGTATGATTAAAGAATCCAACGAGCGTGACAGCACAATGGATGAACTGCTACGTCCCTTGAACAAGGAAAAGCAAGAAGTCATGCGTAATTTGCTCGAAAGCGTCCAAACTAACCGTTTGAAAAACGCCTTCGAAAAGTATCTACCAGCAGTGCTGGAAGACCGTTCTGTGAAAGCTCCCAAAGTGATCACAGAAAACGTCACCGCAGTCACTGGTGATAAAAATGTTCCGAACCAGCAGTCACAACAAGAAGATCGCAGTAATGTGATTGACTTGAAGCGTCTGGCAGGGCTTTAAAATTTTTTAGGAGACTTAAATGTCACAAGAACTATTAGAAAGTCGTTGGGATGAGACCAAAGAGGCCCTGTTAGAAGGCCTCCAAGGCACCAAACGCAATAGCATGAAGGTTATTCTTGAGAATACCCGACGCTACTTGAAAGAGAATGCAAGTTCTGGCAGCACTGTTGCCGGTAACATTGCAACATTGAACCGTGTGATTCTGCCAGTAATCCGTCGTGTTATGCCCACCGTTATTGCTAACGAGTTGGTTGGCGTTCAGCCCATGACCGGACCTGTTGGACAGATCCACACCTTGCGTGTGCGTTACGCACAGAGTTTGACTGACAGTTCAGCTGCCGCTACAAGCGTCACTGCTGGCCAAGAAGCTTTGAGCCCATTCACAATCGCTACTGCATACTCTACAGTTCCTCAAGGTACTAGCACAGCTACTACCTACACCGGCGGCTCAACAGCTAGCATGGAAGGTACTGGCGGTAAGCAAATCAGCGTTCAAATCTTGAAGCAAGCTGTTGAAGCCAAGACTCGTAAATTGCAAGCACGTTGGACATTTGAAAGTGCCCAAGATGCTCAAGCCATGCATGGCATCGACGTTGAAGCTGAAATCATGGCAGCTTTGGCTCAAGAAATTACCGCTGAAATTGACCAAGAGATTCTTTTGAGCTTGCGCTCATTGGCATCTACTGAGTTCACATACAACCAAGCTACCGTTTCAGGTACAGCTACATTCGTTGGTGACGAACACGCCGCTTTGGCTGTGTTGATCAACCGTGTTGCTAACTTGATCGCCCAACGTACTCGTCGTGGCGCTGGTAACTACGCTGTTGTGTCTTCAGCTGCTCTGACAGTGTTGCAAAGTGCAACAACTTCAGCTTTTGCTCGTACCACAGAAGGCACCTTTGAAGCACCTACAAACACCAAGTTTGTTGGTACCCTGAACGGTTCTATGAGAGTGTTCGTTGACAGCTATGCTAGCGATACAACTCCAGTTCTGGTTGGCTACAAAGGCTCTTCAGAAGCTGACGCTCCTGCATTCTACTGCCCATACATCCCATTGATGTCAAGTGGTGTTGTGCTGGATCCAAGCACCTTTGAACCAGTGGTGTCATTCATGACACGTTATGGTTACATTGAGTTGACCAACACTGCATCGTCATTCGGTAACGCCGGTGACTATGTGGGAGAAATTGCAGTTAGTAACCTTAGCTTCAGCTAAAATTTACTACCGCATATTCAGTGCAATAAAAACCCGCTTCGGCGGGTTTTTATTGACTATACTTTCATCCAGCTTAGGTATTGGCTGATTTTTTTAGTCACTGACTTCCAATCATTGTAGGCCGGCTGTCTAAATAATCTAGCAGTACTGTACCAAGCGCAACTGTCCTTGTTCAGCATCCAGCGCCAATCAGTAGCAAACCACTGCAACATAATCCACGTGGGACGACCCAACGCTCCACTGAGATGTGCTACCGCAGTGTCTACACTGAGCACCACATCCATGTGCATAATCAAGGCTGCGGTTTCGGCAAAGCTGGTTATGCTACCAGGAAACAGTTTAACACCAGCATCATTCAACGCCAAGCTTTCGTCTTCAGTAGCATCAACTTGTAGGTTATACCATTCGTACTGAGGATTGTCCCTGACCAGTTGTAATGCTTCGTCAAATGGCATGGCTTTGTGTTGATTGAGCCAAGAGTCTCTACGCCCACTCCAGCTAAGACCCACTCTCAGTTTGGTTTTTGGTCCCAAACGTTGCAACCACTGTTGCATCAAGCCTGTGTCGGCGTTAAGATAACTTACTGGCCTGGGCAAGTTTTCCAAAGTCACTCCTAGCACACCGGGTATGCTCATGATAGGAATCCAGTAATCAAAGTCACCCATGTCTGTGCTGTAGCTACTGACCTGTTGCAACAGTGGACTATTGCTCAATATTGGAATCAAGCCATCAGTGACCTGTAGCTTGATGCGGGCACCAGCCACATGCAGATTGTATAAAAATCTACAAAATTGAATGTTGTCACCGTGACCTTGCTCGCCCACTACCAAAATAGTTTTGTCTTTGAGATCTTCGCCACGCCAACGTGGTCGATCATGTTTGGGCTCAGTGCCAGCAAGATGTTCGTATTGCCAACGAGTTTCATAAGCTGGCCAACCACGAGTGTAATCACCAGTGATCAAATAAGCCACAGCAAGGTTAAATTTTGCGGTGACATTTTTTGGATCCAGTTTGGCTGCACATTGAAGAAATGGTATAGCAGTTTCAGCCTCGCCACATTCACGCAACACATTGCCATAGTTGTTGAAGGCGGCAGCACAGTGTCTATCTTGTACAAATGCCAAAGCATAGCATTGTAACGCTTGTTCAAATTCACCTTGTGATCGGTGCTGATTACCTTGCTCAATTAAAAAATTAGTGTCCATGGTACTATTTAATGGCTATATGAGTTGATTCTAACATTTCCATAAATACTTGTCAACGCAATTCGGCGTTTTATGCGGAAACCCCCGCGTAGTGGCTAGAACCCACATCGGACTTCTGTAAGGAGAAAACAATGGGACGTCCTCTTAAAATACAAAAAACATCTACTGGTTC